GTACCGCTGAGGTACGGCGTGGAATTCAGGGCACAAAAAAAGGGCGCAGCCCGAAGGCTGCGCCCGAACATCACATTCTCAACCCGGTGGGACGATCAATCGCGCCAACAATCGGCGCATCGTCCAGCTTTTTAACTGCGGAGATGAACTCGCAGAGCAACATCGTGCCCGATGCGAGCGTATCCACCAGCTCGCCGACGACGACGAGCAATGCATCGTGCTTTGCTTGGTTTTCCATGATTAACCTCAAAAGAAAAGCCCGGCCGATCATCCGGCCGGGCTGAGTTACGATCCGCAGTTACGCGGTCTTTTTGGTCTTCGAGCTGAGGTGCACTTCCACCTCGCTCAGCTTCGCGAGACCGATGCTATCGGCCGCACGTACGAAGTAGGACCGCAGCGCAGCGATTGCCGCGTCGAATCCTCCCTCTTCGTTCAGGATCGCAGCCACGCGATCCAGCGCGCTACCGGCAGGCTTTGCCGCAGCTTCGACCGTAACCTCGGCCGCAGCTTTCGGCTTTGCCGTGTCGTACGCTGCGCGCAACCCGCGCTTTTCCGCAGCTTCGCGGACCGCAGGCAGGTGCAGCGCGTGAAACACGACGCGCATCTTGTGCACCTCGGAGCGTACGTTGACGTGCAGCTTGTCAGCGTACTGTTTCACCAGCGCATCGACGACGGAGCCTTTCACTCCCTCGCTCTTTTTCGTGCTCTTCTGACCGTCGCCCAACAGCGCGATACAGTCGGCCGCACGATCCACGCTCGCGGTCCACAGCGTGATCAGCGTCGCGCATTCCAGCTTGCTGCGCGACTCTCCCGCGACGACATTCGCGGACGTTTGATCCTGATACGTGCTCAGGATCGTGACCAGCGCGGAATGCGCTGCCTGCACGGCCGATGCTACGGCCGTTTTCTTCGCCTTGCTGGCTGATTTAGCCATGGTGCGATTCTCCTATCGCCGCGACCGTAGGCACATGTGGCCCGGACTCGCTTCGACAGTTCCCATTGTCCCGATATTCGGCAGCATGTCAACTATCCGGGTTTAGTTGAGTCGTGTGTGCATGCACACACGGGAAAGAATTCTTTTCGCTGGACGGACCCCGCAGGGGGGAAAACGCGGGCGCGGGTGGACTCGTACCTCCATACCACGCGTAGAATTTTGAAAAATACTAATTCAACCTCCTAGGTTGATTATCTATCCTGAAATAGGTGGGGGTTGCTAATAGAACTTGCTGCGCGTACCCTCGCGCGGGTGAGAACCAAGAAATGTCCGACCTGCAAGAAGGCGAAACCCGTTGCCGAATTCGGGAGGAACCGGCAATCCCTCGACGGGCTGCACTACTACTGCAAGGAGTGCGCCGCAGCGAGGCAACGGGAGTGGTCGTCCGCGCACGCGGACAAGGTGCGGACCATGCGCCGGGTGTACGTGGCGCGGATGCACAAGCTCAACGAGAACCGCGATCCCTACGCCAGCGACTGATGACCGGAAGCCTGAAGGACTTGCCCGTCGAGACACGCCTCGCCCTTCTCGAAGCGAGGGTGCGGCTCCTCGTGCTCGTCGTTGAAGGCATGATCGTCGCCGCCGTCACTGCACTGATTGCCTACTTCTTCGGAAAGTAATCATGAAACGCACCGCTACCGCCATCCTCGCCGCCCTCGTTGCACTCAACCTTGCAGGTTGCCAGACCACCCTCGATCCGAACTATGCGATCCAGCTCGAAAGCTACCGGCTCACCATCACGAGTCAACAGCAGGTGGAAATGGCGAAAGCTCGTGCAGAAGAGGCGCGCTATAACGCCATGGCCGCAATCGCGGAGCGCGCCGATCCGAACACGAAGAGTATGGCGATCCTCGCGCTCGCCCTGTCTCGCAGCAGCGAGGCGGTGGCTCGCGCTGTCGAGGTGGCGCTGCCGCGTATACCTGAAACTCAGGAAGACCGGGCACTGAAGTGGGCGGCGGTGTTCGCCGGTCCCGTCACCGCTGTCACCATGGGTTACTTCGGCTACAAGCTGGGACAGACGCAGAGCAACAACCAAGCAGCCACCACACAGGCGAGCTACAACGCGTTCGGCAAGTTCGCCGTCCCCATCGACTTCAGCAAGCTCCCGGCCACCACCGACAGCCACAACATCATCACGACCACTACGACCACCGACACACGTAACAACGTGACCAACCGTGATGGTTTCGTCCAAGTCGGCGGTCAGGCTCCTGTGAACGGTACGCAGGACAACTCCGTGCGGCCTATCGCCGTCGTCCCCCCGGTGTTCAACACACCCGTCGTTGTAGTGCCGCCGGTCGTACCCATCGTCCCGGTCGTCACCGGACCGTAACCAAGGAGGTTGACATGGCACCTGTCGCGCTCATCGTTCTCGTGTTTGCATTCGCGTTCGCGTGCTTCGCGGCGTACAAGGGATCGTCTTCGATCCGGCCGACCGAATTCGGGTGGCTGGCCATCGCCCTGCTCATCCTCGTGCAGATTCTGTTCCGTGGACAGGAGGTGTTCTTCAAATGACGATACGCAACAACCGCAACGTGCGCCAACGGCGCGGGAGCTGGTGGTCGCGCTGGGCCGACCAGCACATCTGCATCTACGCCCGCAAGCACCATCGCTACGTGAGGCCCGCATGAGCATAGGCACGGTTCTCCTGATTGTTCTTATCCTCATACTCGTCGGTGCGTTGCCTTCATGGGGTTACTCATCCTCATGGGGTTATGGGCCGTCCGGTATCGCCGGATTGCTTGTGGTAGTGATAATCGTACTGCTGCTCATGGGCAGGTTGTGAGTAGTCTCGCTACTACCACGGTAAACCCCGACGATCCGGCCACGCTGGGCTTCCCGCCCATGCTGCCGGTGGAACTCGCCATGCACACGGCGAGCGTGCCTGAAATCTGTACCTCGTACGGAATTACCAAGGACGAGTTCCTCGTACTGATCGAGAACCCGTTGTTCATCCAAGCCTATGCGGCGGCGAAGGAAGCGTTGCAGAAGGACGGGATGAGCTTCAAGCTGAAGGCCAAGCTGCAGGCCGAGAAGCTGCTGGAGAAATCTTGGCTGCTCATCCACTCCGATCACACGCCGTCAGCCGTCAAGGCTGACCTGATCAAGAGCACGATCCGGTGGGCGGGTTACGAGCCGAAGGGCGATACCGGTGGTATCGCGGGCAACGCGTTCCAAATCAACATAAACCTTGGAGGTTGAAGTGAGTAACCCCGAACAACTGGAGCTTGACTTGGATAATCCCAACGACGATACGCAGCGCACCTACAACCCCAACACCCATTTTCTTCAACCCAAAATCACCGGCTACCGGCAGCTCTCGCCGAACGAGGTGGAGCTGATCAACGAGATCAAGAGACTGGCTGAGCAGGCAGGCGTTATGGTCTCCTCGCTTGAAGGTTCTACCATCGCCGACCCGAGGTGGGTGGCGATAGCGAGGACGCAACTGCAACAAGCGTTCATGGCCTTAACCCGATCGGTTGCGAGACCAGCGAGCTTCTAGTGGCGTCGATCAGCTACACGCCGCCGCCCACGATAAGGAAGTTCATCCGGCGCTTCACGCCGGGTGAACTCTTCTTCGACTGGGTGATAGGACCCGTAGGGTCTGGCAAGACCACCGGCATCTTCTTCAAGCTGGTGTACATGGCCGCGCAGCAGGTGCGCTCACCCGTCGATGGAGTCCGGCGATCAAGAGCAGTGATCGTTCGCAACACCGCACCACAGCTTCGGGATACGACTCTCAGCTCGTGGAATTACTGGTTCAAGGACGGTATCGCGGGCGAGTGGCACGCCACCGCGCCGATGCCGATGACGTTCGTGCTCAAGTTCGGCGATGTGGAGTGCGAGGTGTTGTTCCGCGCTCTCGACACCCCCGACGACGTGGCGCGCGTGCTCTCGCTGGACACGACCTTCGTGCTGATCGATGAGTTCGTGCAGCTCCCGAAGGAAATCGTTGACGCGCTCGCCGCGCGTTGCGGCCGCTACCCATCCTCATCCGACGGGGGTGCGACGAACTGGGGCATGTGGGGGTCATCGAACCCCGGCAATGAGGACGACTGGTGGTACGACTATCTGTACGAGGGTTTGCCCGCGAATGCGCACCTCTACGAGCAACCCAGCGGGTTTAGCGCCGAAGCGGAGAACGTGGACAACCTGCCGGGCAAGCGCGCGTACTACACGTCGCTTGCAATCGGCAAATCGACGCACTGGATCAAGCAATTCATCGAGGTTGAGTGGGGATACTCGCTTTCCGGCACTCCGGTGGTCGTCACTTTCAACCCGCAGCTCCACATCGCGTCGATGCCGCTCATGGCATCGACGCTGCTCCCTCTGGTTGCGGGATTCGACCCCGGTCTGGCCGGAAGTGCGCTCATTTTCGGTCAAATGGACCTCAACGGGCGCTTAACCGTCGTGGATGAGCTGATTCAGGCCAACATGGGGGCCGAAAGGATCATCTCCGACCGTCTGAAGCCCCTGATTCGGGCCAAATACGCCGATTTCGAGCTGATAATCGCCCCCGATCCGGCCGCTGATGCACGCTCCAACAACGACGAAAAGACCATCGTAGACACCCTCAGAGACAAGAAAAAGGGCGGTTTCACGGTCAGATTCCCCGATTTGAACAACCAATTGAGTGGAAGGCTCGAAGCAATCGAGCATTTCACCACTAGGTTAACCTCTACGGGTGCGGCACTGCAGATTTCGCCGCATTGCAAGCATACAATCCGTGCTTTGCAGGGCGGCTGGCGCTACGAGATCGACCGCAAGGGCAAAACGCACGACACACCGGAGAAAAACTCGCATTCGCACACTGGAGACGGCTTCTCGTACCTCTGCCGGTACTTCCAGAAGGGCGGATCGCGTGAAGCACGGCGCAAGGAACAGGGCTTTGTGCCGCCACGCAGCACGAACATCTACGCAATGCGTTAACCCAAGGGGTTTACATGGCCACTGAGCCGATTTCGCCCGTCCCTGCCGATCCGCAGGCCGCAGCAGTGGCCGCGCCGCCGCCCGTGCTCAACGAGGCGGTGATTCGCAGCCTTGGGCAGAAACTTTCGACGGATTTCAAGTCGTATGAGAACGACCGGCGCATCGCTGAGCTGCGCTGGGCGCAGAACCTGCGTCAATATCAGGGAAAGTATGACCCGCAGACGGAGCAGCGGATACCTGCGGACCGCTCGCGTGCTTACCCTAAACTCACGAGGGTGAAATGCGTGTCGATGGTGGCGCGGTTGATGAATCTGCTCTTCCCCACCACGGAGAAGAACTGGGGGATCGAGTGCTCGCCCGTGCCGAACCTCTCCGAAGAAGATTTGAACACCGTGCTGCAGAAACTGCAGGGCGATCCCAACAACCCAACCCCCGGTCTTGACGATGCGGCGATTACCAATGCAGTTCTGGATTTCGCGCGTGAGCGCGCGAAGAATCTGGAGATCGAAATCGATGATCAACTTACCGAGATCGGTGGCGCGAAGACGCTCGACTACATGGCGCTCTGCAAGCGGGTGCTGATGTCGGGCGTGATGTATGGGATGGGCGTCCTCAAGGGGCCGATGGCGCGAGCGCGGCAGCAACGGCGGTGGCAGCTCAACCAAGAAACCAGCATGGTTGAGGCGGTCACCGAACCGATCCTGATCCCGCAGTTCGAGTTTGTGCCAATTTGGGATTACTACCCCGACATGAGCGCGAAGTACCTGCACCAGATGGACGGGCAGTTTCAGCGGATCGTGATGTCGCGGCAGCAGGTGCGCAAGCTCGCGGACAACTCCGAGTTCATGCGCGACAAGATCAAGCTCTACTTGAAGGAGCACCAGACCGGGAACTACAAGGAGAAGCAGTTCGAGACGGAGATCAAGACTCTCGGCGTGCACATCAACACGCCGACCAATGATGTGCGCAAGTACGAGATCATCGTGTGGGATGGCGCGCTCTCCGGTCACTACCTCAAGGGTTGTGGAGTCGAGGTGCCCGAGGCCCGGCTCGCCGACATGCTCGACGCGATCATCTGGTGCATCGATGACTGCGTGATCCGCGCCACGCTCAACCCGTGGACCATTGTCGGCGAGAAAGAGACCATAAATTCCTACCACCACTTCATTTTTGAGGAGGACGAGGCCGGGCTGATGGGTAACGGTCTCCCGTTCATCATGCGTGACTCTGCGCTGGGTGTAGCGGCGTCTGCGCGCATGATTCTGGACAACTCCGGTGTGGTGTGCGGAACGAATCTGGAGGTGAACACGCAGTTGCTTCGTCCCGATCAGGATTTGACTGGTGTGTACGCATACAAGGTCTGGTACCGTGACGACGAGTCACCGCAGACGGTTAACGTCCCGGCGGTGCGGCCGGTGGCGCTGGACAGCCACATAGACGAGCTGCTGAAGGTGAACGAGCTGTTCCGTCAGTTCGCCGACTCCGAGACGTTCGTCAACCCGGCGACCGGCGGCGACATGCAGCAGGGACCCAGCGAGCCGTTCCGCACGGCGGCTGGCGCGTCGATGATCGAGGGCAAGGCGGCGCTGCCGTTCAAGGACGTGGTGCGCAACTTCGACATCTTTACCGAGTCGGTAATCGGTTCGCTCGTCGCGTTCAACAAGCACTTCAACCAGAAGCAGTCAATACAAGGAGACTTCCAAGTCGTCTCGCGCGGGTCAACCTCGCTGATTGCGAAGGAAGTACGCGGCATGGCGGCGGATGACCTTGCCCGCTCAGTCACGCCGGGTGAGGCGTTGTACGTGGACTGGAGAAAACTTCTCCTTGAGCGTGTCAACGTGCGCGACATGAATCCGCAGGTGGTGGTGAACGACTCCGAAGCGAAGCGGCGCGAGGACGCGCAGGCGCAATCGCAGCAACAGCAGCAGGCGATGAACGAGGAGATGATCCGCGCCACGATACGCAAGACCTTGGCCGATGCGGTCAAGGCGCTCACGCAGGCTGACAAGAACACGGCGGCGGGAGAGGCGCAGATTTACAACTCGATCCTCGCCGGGCTGGAGAAGGGTGTCGCACCCGACGAGGTTGCGCAGGCGCGCATGGGCAGCGGCGTGCCGGAAGGCATCCCTGCCGTGCACACGCTGAAGCACCCACCGAAGCCACCAGAGAGGAAGAAGGCCAATGGCGCGTGAACAGGAAGCAGCACTGCGCGAGACGCTGCGTGCGGGGCGCTACGAGCCGTTCGGCATCGCACTGGAAGCGGTTTGCGATGTCGAGCTGGACCGGGTGAAGACGCGGTTGCTCGATGCCTTGCCGGACGAGGTAGCAACCCTGCAGGGAGAGGGGCGCGCGATTCGCAAGATACTAAAATATCTAACAGAGCGCCCTCTGCCACAACCTCAGAGGTTTGACAACGAAGTAGCTCCTAACATATAAGGCTTTCTCATGGCGCTCAAACCCCCCTCGACATCTCCCGCACCGGCCGCACCAGCGGCACCGGCACCAGCGGCACCAGTCACGCCGGAAGACCCGTACGACACGATGTCGTCGGTGTTCGACGGGTTGATGGAACCATCAACCCCCGAGGGTGAGACACCGCCGTCCGAACCGGTAGCCGAACCGGGTGATAAGCCCCCGGTTGGCGAACCACCGGCAGAAGCGAAAGCCGAGGCACCCGCTGAAGAGACGCCACCGGCAGAGACACCGCCGGAAGAAGCGCCGCCCGAAGAGAAGCCGGAAGACGAGGTGAAGGCGCGGCTCGACGCGCTGGAAGCCAAGACCAAGACACCCCCGGCGGTTGAGACTCCACCCCCGGTGGAGACACCACCGCCGGATACGCCCGCGCCGCCGCGTGAGGTCTACACGCCGGACGAGAAGGAGTGGCTCACCGGGTACCAGAAGGAATGGCCCGATGTCACCAAGGGCGAGGCACTCCTACGTCGTGCCGAGTATCAGCAGCTCGTTTCGCACGTGTTCAGCGAGATCGCTCGCGTGTACGGGCCGCTGGTCGAGCGCGGCGTACAAGCTGCCGAAACGGTGGGCGAGACAACCACGCTGGTTGCGATACGCGAAGTGCATGCCGACTACAGCGATGCGATGTACGACGACATCGTGAACTGGGCCGAGGGGCTTACCGGCTACCGGCAGAAGTTCGCGAAAGCGGTGATCGCCGATGGCGAGCCGCAGGATGTGGTCGATCTGATCAGTGAGTACAAGTCAGCCAAGGGGCTGAACAAACCCAAGGTGGTCACTGCGGCTCCCGCAGCGGCCCCAGCAGCACCAGCAGTGACCGAACTCTCAGCGACAGCCAAGAAAGCGGCCAAGGCGCTCGGTGTGGTCGATTCCAAGCGATCTGCAGTGACTCCCGGTGTCGATCCAAATGATTTTGAAGCGGCATGGGACGAAGCTGTCAGCAAGTAACGACTCAACCTAGCGAGGATACATCATGGCCAACATGGTCAATTACGGGGATATCTCCCCCCGCACAGCCGCGTACGTCATCAAGGAGCTGCTGAAGCGGGCGATGCCCTACATGGTGCTGGAGAAGTTCGGTCAGGTCTACGCGATCCCGCAGCACAACACCAAGACCGCGAAGTTCCGCCGCTACTTCCTTGCCGGATCAACCGGCGCGGCTGGTCCCAGCGCAGTTGCTGGTGTCAACGGTCAGCAGAATCCGTTCTACATTCCGCTTGCGACGACGCCGCTGCTCGAAGGCGTCACGCCGTCCGGTAACCGGCTGGCGAACGTCGATTACACCGTGCCGCTCAACCAGTACGGTGACTTCATCACGATCACCGACGTGGTGATGGACACGCACGAGGACCCGATTCTCTCCGAGGCGACGACGATCTTGGCGGAACAAGCCGCCATGACCATCGAGACGATCCGCTGGAACGTGCTCAAGGCGGGTACCAACGTGTTCTATGCGGGTGCGCCTGCGATCACCACGCGGAATGCGGTGGTCTCAACCATCACGCTTGACCTGCAGCGGTCGATCACGACGAGCATCCTGCGCCAGAACGGCAAGATGATCACGTCGGTCGTGAAGAGCACGCCGGACTACCGGACGGAACCGGTCGAAGCGGCGTTCATCGGTCTCGCGCATCCCGATCTCGAAACGGACATCCGCAAGATGGCGGGCTACATCAACCCGAAGCAGTACGGCACGACGACACCGTACGAGAACGAAATCGGTTCGGTGGAGCGCGTGCGCTACCTCACCAGCACGATCTTCGGACCGTGGCCGGATGCCGGTGGTGCGAAGGGTCTGATGCGTTCCACGTCAGGCACGTTCGCCGACGTGTACCCGATCCTGTACATCGCTCGCGATGCGTACGGCATCGTGCCGCTCAAGGGCCGGGATTCGTTGACGCCCATGGTCGTCAACCCGAGGCCCGCGCCCGGCGATCCGCTGGCGCAGCGCGGCACGGTGGGCTGGAAGGCGTGGCAAGCAGCGGTCATTCTGCAGGACGCATACCTCGTACGTGCCGAAGTTGCGGCAACGGCGTAAGGAGCGGCCATGAAGAAAACCGAGAAGGATGAGAAGGGCAAGGGCGTGCGGGACGGACCGCCGCCGGTGAAGCGGGTGCCGAAGATCGACTTGTCGCCACTCGCTGCGGACGCGCCGGACCCGGCATCAACCGGAGAGGTTCAGTCGGCGCTGATGGACCCCGAGACCAAGAAGGTCTTCGAGCTGCTGATCGTGGAGATCAGGCGGCAGGCGGGGTCCGGCACACCGGGCAATGGCGGACCGGGTACGGGCGGCGTGTCACAAGCCGACTTCGATGCGTTCAAGGCAGCGGTCGTCAACGATCTCAATTCGTTGCGCGACAAGATCATGCTGATGAACGCATCGCTCGACGCCGACACCGGGGTGGCCACCACCACGTTTGCCGCTTCCTGCGATCCGCCCCCGATCACTGCTGCTTAACTACAAAGGAATAGCCATGGGTTTCTCGACTAACACGCAATCGAACGTCAACGGCATCTCCAACCGGGGGCAGGGCATCGTCGTCGTAGACGGCGTTGCCCCCACGCAACCGGTGCCGTTCAACTGCGGCTTCGTCCCGCGCTACGTGCGCTGGGAGAACGCCACCGACCGCATCATGCTGGAGTGGTTCGACGGCATGGCGCAGAACAGCGCGATTCGTACCGTGGCGGCGGGCACGCGCACGCTCGATGTCGCGAGCGGCATCAGCGTCGGCCCCCCGGCGCAGAGCGCGGGCGGTACGTTCATGCTCCCGGTGGCAGAAGTTCTGCCGAACAAGACGTACTACTGGGCTACCGAGGGTTAATCCACGCGGTTGACAACGAAAGGAATGCAATGAACATCCAGTCCGTAATCAACTTCGTTCGGATGCTGCCGCTGGTGCCGGACGAGAAGGACAACATCATCAGGGCACTCAAGGATGCGGCAGCGAAGCTGCCGCCCCCGTTAACCGAGGCGGAAGAGAAGACGCGGGACGCCGATTTGGCCGCGCGTGAAGCGTCGGTGAAGGCCGCAGCGAGCGCCAAGGCTGCACGCGAGGCCGAGATCGCGCAGAAGGAAGCGGAGCGCGACAAGAAGCTGGCCGAGGAGGATGCGAAGGCCGCAGCCAAAGCTGCCGACGATGCAGCGAAGGCGAAGCAGGATGCGGACGCCAAGGCGAAGGAAGCCGACGCCAAGGCCAAGCAGGGTGCCGAAGCGTCCAAGCGGCCGGGTCCGAAGGAAGGTGACCCCGAGACCGAAGCCAAGATCAGGGCACAGCAGCAGGAAAAGTCGGGTTCGTTGAGCGGGACGACGACGAGCGCGTAGTTCAACTACCGAGGTTAACATGACGAAGAGAAATCTTGGCGACATCCTCGCCACCGACGAGAATGTCGAGCCGCTGCCGCCACCACCGCCGCAGGGCGAGAAGATGCTGACCATCGCACTGGAGGAGAACGACAACATTCCTCCGACCGGGCAGTTCTTCTCGCTCAACGGAAGGACGTGGATGCTGCGTCCCGGCGAACCGGCGGAAGTACCGATGGGTCTCGTGAACATCCTGAACGACGCGGTGATGGAAGTGCCGAATGTCGATCCGGTCACGCGGCAGATCGTGGGCTATCGCAAGAAGCTGCGGTTTCCATTTCGTCTCGTGAATCTCGCGACAGTGTGAGACATGAACCTCGAAGGCTTGCTTGGCGAGCTGAGAGAAAACGTACTACGCGATGATGCAGTTCTGGCTTCCGGTCCCAACGATCAGCTCTGGTCCGATGAGACGCTAGTCAACTACATCAACGACGCGTATCTGCGCTTTGCGCGTCGTACACTCGTGTTGCGAGACGCCAGCACGCCAGAGGTAGTCGAAGTCCTCTTGGCTGCTGGCGTTTCCACGTACGATCTCCACGAGTCCGTGCTGTCGGTTATCACGGCGCGCTACGATACCGATCAGGTTGATCTGGAGCGGATCGGCCGTTCGCTGCTCAACATGGTGCCGTACAACGATCCGCCATGGTTCGATCCATCGATGGTGAACACGCTGACGCCCGGTCCTCCACGTGCGATCAACACCGACGAGACGATCAGCGTGGACACGGCCGGTGCGGTGCATCTCAAGATATGGCCCGCGCCGACATCAACCGAAGAAGGTAAGACCATCTACCTGCGCGTGGCGCGCAAGCCGCTGGAGCTGTTCAACATCGACAAGCTCG